GACGGCATCGCTCACGAACACGGAAGCGATGAAGAATGGGGCGTTGAATGTAAGTGTACGACGTGGCGGATGTACGACGCCCACGGGGACAGCGAAGACGCGTTTGGAGAAGACGGAACGGATCAGGTGCCAACGGTGTATTTGTTGCAAGGGCACTGGCAGATGGCGGTCATGGGATGGGACCGCGTGGACTTTCCGGTCTTGTTCGATGGTTCGAAGTTGCGTGTGTATTCAATACGCCGAAACGAAGACATCATCGAACAGCTGATCCAGTCGGGGAAGAATCTGATGGAACAGATTCTGGCAGGGACGCCCCCCGATCCGGAATGGTCCCACGATGGAACAGCCGGGGCGATTCGGGCGCTGTATGGATTCAACGCGGAAACGGACGCGGTGGAACTGGATGACAGCCACGAAGCCCTGTGGTGGCAGTACAAAGAACTCGGCGCCACGATCAAGGAAATAGAAGCGAAGAAGTCCGAAATTCACAATCGGCTTCTGGCCAGTTTTCGCGGGGCGGCCGTGGCGGAATTCCCGAACGGCCAGAAGTTGAAGCGTTCCGTGATCGCTGACAGTTACGTCACGGAAGAAGACGTCGTGAAGTTCGCGGAACGTGTCGGGGAAGTGAAACGCAAGGGCCACGAACGCCTGTCAGGTCCACGGAAGCGGAAGGATTGACCTTGCCCCCGGAGTGATCCCGTCCGGGCTCCCCAAACGGGATATCTGCCGTGATGTGTATGGGAACACGCCTGACAGGACGTCAGGAAAAGCCGGGTTCGAATCCCGGTCGCGGCTTTCAGATCACCACTTGAAATGGAAAGAAGAACAACATGGCAAACGCACTATCAACATGGCTTAGTCAGGGCGAAATTCGGGACCGCATCGGGAAGGCGCTGGGGAAGTCGTTCGATCCGGACTTCTACATCGAACAGATTCTGATTGCGTTGAACCATCCCACGCTGGCCCTGTGTTCCGACGAATCGAAGTTCAAGGCGGCCCACACTTGCGCGGCGTTGGGGATGTTGCCTTCCATGCAACACGTTGCCCTGATCCCCCGGAAGATGAAGGGGAGCGGGGAAGAAGTAACGGTCATGCCACAGTGGCAAGGGCTGGCGGCGTTGATGTTGCGTCACCCGAACGTCCAGCGTATCAGCCATTCGCTGGTTCATCCGACGGACGAATTCGAATTCGATGGGACCACACAGACGGTAACACATCACCAGTTCGACCCATTCGGGGACCGGGAATTCAAGACGCCAGCCGACATCCGTGGTGGTTATATCACTGTGTTCTTCAAGGATGGACAACCCCCCGTTTTTCACACGGTGAAGGCGTCCACGATTGCGAAGGCTCGCAAGTGTGCGCAGGCCGACAACATCTGGAAGAACTGGTTCGAAGAACAGTGTATCAAAACCCTGTATCGAAACGCGTTCGCCCGTCGTGTGGTGCCGATCGATCCGATGTTGAATCAGTTACAGATTCAGGCGGCGCTGGCTCAGGAAGATGAAGTTCTGGAAAACAACCCGGATCGCGTGGCGGAACCAGCCAGCAACGGGCGGGCCATCCCGGCCCCTGTCAGCCGAACGGCGGCCGTAGCGGGACGACTTCGAGCCCCGGCCACGACACCAGACCAGGCGGAACAGATCGACGCCACACCGGACGACGCCCCGGAAGTCGTGGTGTTGGAAGACGAAGCCACAGACGGGCTATTCGAAGAACTGAAGGCGGCGGTTCTGTCGGCGGCATCCGTGGAAGAACTAAACGCGGCCAGTCAGGCCATGGCGAAAGATGCGGGCAGTCTGACGAATTCGCAACTGGCGGAACTGACCGGCCTGATGGACACGGCGGCGGACGCCCTGAAGAAGTAACGCGACATCCATGGTGGGTGTTGGACCATTCGCGCCATCGTGGCGCTGTCTTATTGCTGAAGGACGGGAGAAATGGCAGGAACACGAAAACAACTAACGCGGGCCGAAGCCGTGAAAGTGGGGGCGGTTCTGATCGGGAAGGCCGACACGATCAACCAGTTGAACATTCGGGAGATCGGAACGATTGTGAAGCAATCAGACTGTGGCGTGAAAGTCAGTGAAGGCCAGTTGCGCCATCTACTGAAGGATTGCGGGCTAACCTACCTGTCGCGTCGGGGTGAACGGCGGGCGGGAAGTCAGACCATGGCCGACAAACTGGTTACGATCGCGAAGGCGATTCGAGAACTGGCACAGGCACAGGGCCACGAACTCAGCCAGATCGGCGAACTGAACGCGATCATCGGGCGAAAGGCGGTTCCGGGGGCCAGTGAAACCCCCACGGAACCCGAGGAAACGGAAGACACGAACGGAACGGATGTCCCATCACGGTTCCGATTGTCGGCCCACGGCTGATCGATCGGGAATTCTTTTCACACACACAGGACGGGAGAACGGCACAGTGGCAACAGCAACAGAAGAAACCACGGAGATCATCGAACAGCCAGTCCAGCCACTTAGCGTGGTGGATCAGTTGGAAGTGTTCGTGAAGGAAACGGACGAAGCCATCGCAACAATGGCGGACGACTTCGCGGGGCTGGAAGTGACGGACGTGGACGATACGGCCGTCGTGGCCAAAGTCACGGAAGCCCACAAGCGCGTGAAGGCGGTACGCGTGAAGGTGGAAAAGACACGCAAGGCATTAAAAGAAGACGCGTTGAAGTGGGGCCAGCTGGTCGACAAACAGGCGCGGCGGCTGAAGGAAGCCATAGCGCCGATCGAAGGCCGACTGAAGGCCGAACGGGATAAGGTGGACGCGGAGAAGGCCAGGCGGAAGGCCCAAAGGGACGCGGAACGGGCGGCCCGTCTACAGGATCGCGTGGACAAACTGACGGCCGTGGGCGGGGACACGACCGGGGACGGAACCAGCCTGGCGGTTCTGGGATCTATGGCAGACTCGGACTTCGAAGCGCTGTTGAAACACCAGACCGAAAGCTACGCGGAACAGCAACGCGTGGAGAAGATCCGAGCGGTGGCGGAAGAAGTGGCCGGGAAGCTGACGGAGTACGGCCGGAACGTCACGGCGGAAGAATTGCTGGATGTGCCCCACGATGACCAGTGGGAAATGGTGAAGGCGGCCCGCGAAGCCTTCGAAGAACGCCAGGCGGAAGAACAGAAGGCCCGCGAAGAACAGGAAGCCCGGGAACAGAAGGAACGGGAGAAACTGGAAGCGAAGCTGAAGGCACAACAGGACGAACTGGACCGGCTGAAAGCGCAGGAAGAAGCCCGGGAAGAAGAAGAACGGAAACGACTGGAAGCCGAAGAAGCCCAGCGGCGGGAAGAAGAAGAACGGAAACTGGAACAGGAACGCGAACGCCAGGCGGCGGAAGAAGAAGCGGCCCTGAAAGCTCAGGAAGAAGCCCTGAAGCCGATTCGGGAACAACTGGCAGCGTTCGCGGTCGTCGTCGAATCGATGGACATCCCCAACACGTTGATAGATGACGCGATCGACTACGCGGCCGACATCCAGCGAATCCTGAACGACGCGGCGGAACAGATCCGAACGCTGGTGTAGGAGACAGGTTAAGCGGGGAAGCCGGAATGCTATTCCATCAAAACAAAAGGCACAGGCTTGACGGCCCGGAGAGACGGGCATCTGACACACACGAAAGGAAACACCATGGGACGCGGCGAACCAAAAGACAGGACACACTGGAAGAACGAAGCGGACGCCCCTGTCCCGACAGTGACGGATCAGAAACCCGTGAAGCCACTACCTGGCCAGATGGGATTATTTGGAAACGATTCTCGGTCCACGGCCCCCGAAGACGAAACGGGGACGAAATGAAGTGGGATCTTCAGGAATCCGGGGCGATGTTTTCGTCCTGTCGCGTGTGGCGGTATTCGCTGTGGCGGCGATGGGGCGGGACGGTGAATCGTCCCCTCGTGGCGTTCGTGGGCCTGAACCCATCCACGGCGGACGAAACACAGGACGATCCCACCGTCCGGCGATGTATTCAGTTCGCGAAGGACTGGGGGTTCGCGGGAATGTTCATGTTGAACGCCTACGCCTTCCGAGCAACGGACCCGCGCGTGATGCAAGCGGCCCCGGACCCGGAAGGGCCAGCCAATAATTCAACACTGGCCTACTGGGGCGAACACGTTGACCTGATCGTAGCGGCCTGGGGGAACCATTGCACAGACGAACGGCAGGCCGAAATCTGCAAGGTGATCGGGCGGCCGATTCACTGTCTGGGAACCAACAAAACAGGGAAGCCGAAGCATCCCCTATATCTGTCATCCAACACCACAACGGAACTTTTCTGGGAACCACGGGCATGATGCCGGAACAGATCACACAACAGGCCGAAGAAACCGAAGAAGAACTGTTCGCCCGATGCCGGGCGGCCCTGTCGGACAGCGACTGGACGACGGGCGAATGTGCCAGCAAGTGGACGGAGAAGTTTTCGCGGGGCCGAACGGATGAAGACTTCGGCCGACGTGTTGGGCTGTCAGGGGAACAGGTCCGGCAACGGCGGACGGTCTGGGAACGGTTCGGAAGTTCCAATTCAAATTGGAAAGTGTCGTTCACACATCACTACACGGCCATGAACTGGCCGGACTGCGAAGACGCCCTGACATGGGCCGAAGACACCGGGGCCACAGTGGCCGAAATGAAGGCATGGCACAGGGCCAGAAACGGGGAAGATCTGACACAGCCGGAAGCGGACCCTGTCACCACGCCCACGATCACGGCCCCGGAACCCGACGAACCGATCTGGAAGCCAGCGGAGAATCCACAGGCCCCGAAGAAGACACAGCCAGCGGCCACATCGACGAAGGCCACGAAGACGGAGAAGGGGCCACGGAAGGCCCCGAAAAACAAGCCCGATCCACATGCTGTGATCCCCGTGGTTCCGATTGCGGACCAGATCACGCTGAAGGCCGGAATTGACATGGTCGCGAAGACGATTCGGAAACTGTCAGCGGTCACGGACATGAAACAGAGACGGCGGGGCGCTCAGAAGCTGAGAAAACTGGCGGACGAAATGGATCCCCCAGCCACAGACATTCCCCCTCGGATCGAAGACGTGGCGGCCTACTGTGCGGAGAACGCGCCGGACGTGTGCCCCCACAAGTTCTGGTTCTTCTATGACCAGAAGGGGTGGACTGTGGACCGGGAAGGTAAACAGATCATGCGGAAATGGACGTCGGCAGTGATGCGGGCACAACACGAAGGCTACTTCAAAGGAACAGCGAGCAATGGACAGCCAGGCGATAACAGTTACGGAAGTGTCCCGTTCTGAATCCGTCACCTGGGGCGATGTGCTGGACGATTGCAGCGCCCTGATGACGAAACAGGAATTCTGGGAACTGTTGTGTGGATTATTCGACGCGGCGGGATGGAAGCCCCCCACGCGGGAACGTGGGCGTGTGTGGTATCTGGCCCTGTCCGATGTGACGGCCCCGGAATTCGCCAGGGCCATCGGAGTCTATGCCAGACAGCATTCGAAAGAATTCCTTTCCATCCAGCTGATCCGGGAACTGGCCGGGGTTCAGACCACCACGGAAGACGCGGCGGTGTTGGCGTGGGACGCGGTCCTGAAGGCAATTCGACAGTACGGGGCCTACTACTCCGTCCAGTTCGAAGATCCAGCCATCAGCGCGGCGATCGACGCCATGGGGGGATGGGTGGTGTTATGCAACAAGACATCCGAAGAACTACTGAAGTGGACGCCCAAAGAATTTCAGAAGATCTATCGGGCGATGTCCAACACCAGCCGGGCGGCGGTCCCTTTGGTGGGCGTGATCGAACGGAACAATGGGTTTCTCGGACATCGTGGGGCGGCGGTCCCCGTGGCCCACATCGGGGAAGCCGTGAACAGTTACAAAACCATTGAAGCACAAGGGGTGAAGTAACGCCCATTTTTACCGGGTTGCCGCGTGTGGCTTCCCACTTCAGAAAGGTGTGCCGGCAACTCCGGTACAAAATATTGTTATGCCGCTGCTGTTGGATCTGTACTGCAAAGCTGGAGGTGCCGCGATGGGCTACCACCGTGCAGGATTCGATGTTGTTGGCGTGGATATTGAGCCGCAGAAGAATTACCCGTTTGAGTTTTTTCAGGCGGACGCGATTGAATACCTGAAAAAAAACGGCCGGCGGTTTGATGCGATACACGCAAGCCCACCGTGCCAAGCGTACAGCAACGCGGCGAAGATTATGAAACAGAAACACCCCGAATTAATCGAAGCGACACGGCAAGCAATGCCGGCCAAACCGTGGGTGATTGAGAACGTGGAAGGATCGCCATTGATTGATCCGATAGTGTTGTGCGGGTATTCGTTCGGGCTGGGAACGTATCGCCACAGACTGTTTGAATCGTCGATTAAGGTGACAGCACCGAAGCACCGAGACCACGACAAACGAACGACGAAAATGGGACGACCGCCACAACCGGGCGAGATGATGCACGTCGTCGGGAATTTCAGCGGCGTTGATCAGGCTCGCCGAGCGATGGGGATCGACTGGATGACACGAGACGAATTGCGGGAGGCCATACCACCCGCGTACACAGAGTATTTGGGCTGGCAACTTCGAGCCGCGTTGATGCTTCGATTGTCGGCATAACGCTTCGGATCAACTGAAAGGAGATAGCTATGGTTGGAACGTACTACTGTGAGCGGTGCCAATGCCCGCACCCGAAGATAATGCCATGCCCGTCAGTTGCATCCGATTGTTCCGGTGCGGATGACCGGCAATCGGATGTGGAGCGTAGCGGAAATCCGAAGCGTTCCGGCGACAGCCGTTTTGATTCTGCGATATCAGCAATGTTGCGGGCCGCGTCGGAAATGCTGCGTCTTAGTGGCCATGATGAGATGGACTGCGAACGCGATCTAGCAGTTGAGTTGATGAAAATGGGGAACCGTCTGAAGTGGTACACCATAGAACTACGCCGAGTCAAAGCGAATCAAAACCAACGGGCACAGGTCACTGACGGACAGTGACACCCCGTCGCCGGAACGCTATGCGTAACGGGACGGCACCCGTTGACGATCTATTTCATGTCGGCGGGATGTGCCGTTCCCGTTGACGCAATTGTTCATTTGCTTGGATGTGTAGAGGGATCACTTAGGTCATGGAACGTATGCCATTGACGATCTTAGAGGTTGCCCGCGAGCGGGGTCGAAACTCGCGTAGACTTTCGGAAGTAGGGGCATCACGTTGTCGGGTTCGACTCCCGGCCCAAGCTATTGAGTGACAGCCGGGAGAGACTGGCAAGTGACCGGGCCACCACGGGGGCATCTGGGTAAAGGGTAGGCATAGCTAAGCCGTGGCATTTTGGCCTACCCACAGCGGGTTCGAGTCCCGATCCGGTCAATCAAATGAACGCTTAAATCACCGGGTTGCCGCCGGTGACGTTGAGTTCATTTTCCGCGTGGTCGGCAACTCCGCGTGTATTTTTTTGTTATCGGGTATTGCGATGGATTACACGGACAGCGAACAAGGTCAGCATGAGTTGATGCAGGCCGAAAACGATGAACACTACAGCGTGCCGGAAGGCTACGCGGAAATGATGGATCGACTGGGAAACCCCGATTGCTGGGATGTACCGGGATTGATTAGCGACACAGCGGAACGCCTGCGGCGGGAGTCGATTGACGGTGAGATGCTTGCAGTGATTGACACGTTGACGTTTCGGATGGCGGACATTTGCAAGATGATCGACGCGGAAGAAAAACCGAATTACGAGATCATCAGCAAGGTCTACGAAGTGGCAGCACGGCTGACCATATCCCGATAACTTGTTATTTAACTGCGCGCTCGTTTAACACGGTCGCGATGAACAGAGATTCCAATTCAAATTGGAAACCGACATAGGCCCACCAGACGGGCAACACACGTTTGCGAGCGTGGAAGGCACGGACGGCCCTGAATAGTCCAGAATATCGATCGCCGTGGAACCTTCACGATTCCCGCCACGGGCCAACGATCGACGCGGCAGGAATAGCCAACAGCCACTACCGCGTTTTGAATGTGCTGTGAGCAGGTCAAGCGGTCATCACTCGGATGCCTTGCGGCTTGCCGGTTCCCCTTTCACTGGGGAATCGGTGCGCGCAGCCAGCCTGGATGTTTGCGGAACAGGCGGTCAACCCCAGTGAAGACATGCTGAAGGCCGTAAACCGGAGCGAAACCGGAAGTTCCAATTCAAATTGGAAAGTCGACAGGCGAAACGGATTCGCCAGTGTTTTCGCTGATGATCGACGGGGGAGGGGGTGAAACCCTACAGGATCGACGGGGACGGAATTCGACGTTTGTTCGACAGTTCGCGGGCCTTCATCTTGACAATTGACCAGCCGGGGCCACACTCCACGCGACAACTATTGTGACAACATTGTGACAAGATCGCCACAAACGGAGTGCCTGACGATGACGAAGGAAGAACTGGTTCGGCGTATTGTCCCCATTCTGAACAACCGAATCGACATCCTGGGCGACTGGGTATCTGAAGAAACCGAAGCGGAGATCCTGACTTCGGCGGTGATGGCGGTCGCTGGCCAGATCCCAATGGAAGCCCGGCCGTTTCTGGTCGACGCGGCGGATGGCCTGACGGACGAAGAACGGGACCGATACGCGGCTGTGACGCTGGACATGGCGGTCGCTTCGACGCTGGCAGCGGTTCCGGCGTGGGTTCGTGGCTTCGTGGAAGGCCCGGCCCGGGATGCCCTGAAACCTGTGATCGACGAAGTGTTTCGATTCGCCCAGAAAGGGCTGGCTATCGCATGATCGACTTAGACACCACGACAATCGTTCAGGGAATCGCGTTGGTGGTGGGCCTGTTGACGGCCTACGGAGCGAAGGCGGACGGGTTCAGGCGTTTCATCAGCCGATTCACCACGAAGGCCACACAGGAACGCATGGCGGAAGCCAACAAGGATGCCGCCTGGCGTGAACTGATCGACGACAGCCGAGCCCGGAAGTGTGCGCGGTCGGTCGAATTGCTGAACCAGTGGATACAATTACGGACATCAGACGGGCTGGATGGCCTGGAGGAATAGCGGCCATGCGAACAACGATTCTGATAGTGTGCGCCCTGGTCGTGTTGGTTCCGTTGACGTTTCAGAAGCAACAACCCACGCCAGACCCATCGCCCGCCCCAGATGAACTGTCCGAACTGGCTGTGGAGATTCAGACCGCCCTGGAAGGCCAGCCGGACGACATGGCGGCCCGATATGCGGGATGGTTCCGAGCGATCGCGGACACACTGGCGAACGGGGATGAATCCATCCCACAGCTACGGAAGGCATGGGTGAAGGCGGACCAGATTATCGACCTTCCGGGCGTGTTGGGTGACATCGTCAAACGGGAAACAGCGGACTACGAAACAACGGGCGTGGATCGGGATGACTACGCGGCCGTGTGGGTGAAGCTGGCGGACGCCTGTGAAGAACTGACGACTGGGGGCGACTGAAGCCCATGGCCAAGATCTGGATTCCACGTCAGAAGTTCGACGTTCCGGAACCACGGAACGCGGCGGATCGCGCGCAGCTATGCGGGTTCAACCTGGAAGAAGCCATTCGGTACTGGGATTCCAGCCAGGCGGCGGATGATCACGAACGGTTCTTCATCGCGGGGGCCACGACGGCCCGGCCAGACACGGTTCGTCTGTGGGAACTGTGGCGGGAGATCACGGGCATGGACCCGGATTGCACGCCCCAGCCTACGGGAAACTGTGTGGCGGCGGCATCCGATGACGTGGTCCAGGGCACGATGTGTGCTGACATCAAAGCGGGCGACCGCGAAGAATGGCGGGACATCCACAGCGCGTTCCACTATGCCACAGGCCGTGTGTTGATCGGAAAGAACAGACTTCGCGGCGGTCCCGGATCCATCGGGGGCTGGCAGGCGAAAGCACACAAGGAATATGGCGTTCTGGCGATATCGGACGGGCTCCCGAACTACACGAAGAAGAACGTGGACGCGTGGGGCGATGACAAGCCAGCACAGGGCCAGACGTTCCGCGAACACATGCCAGCGGCGGCGGACTTCCTGATCAAGTCAACGGCCCAGGTGACGACGATGTCCGAAGTCATGGACAGCCTGGCAAACAATCACTTCCTGACGATCGCTTCGAACTGTGGCTACACGATGAAGGCGAAAGGCGGGGAACGTGGCTTCCATCGGCCATCGGGGAACTGGTCCCATCAGATGTCGATCTGGGGCTACTCTGAGAAGTACGATTGGATTGCCATCAAGAACCAGTGGGGGCGCTCAGCACACGGGCATTTAGTAGACCTGGAAACAGGCGACCCGTGGCCCCCCGGATTCCTGCGTGTGCGGCTGGAAGACTTTGAACGGCATCATCTGCGGGGTTCGGAGTGTATCGCCTACAGTCGCTTCAAAGGGTTCCCGGAACAGCGGTTCGATCATTCGGTGCTGGGATGAACGACGAAACGAACGGCTGTGGACAGCCATCCGGTGATGGTATGCGAAGCCCGGATCATCCCATCTGGCGGCTACTTCAGACGATCGTGTATCTGATCGCGGCCGGTGTGTTCCTGAAGATGAACGCCACGTCGTTCGACTGGGACGGGGAAGGCGTCGTGTTGCTGGAACTGGCGGTCCTGTTCTTTGGCACAGAAGGCGTCAAGCAACAACTGAAAGCAAGGCGGAACGGATGACCAGAAACAACAAACAGAAGCCCAGCCGGATCAGTTGGGGGGATCTGTTGATCGTGGTGGCGATTATCGTGGTTTTCGCGTGGGTTCTGTCGACGGCCAGCGGTGGGGACGATGTCAGTTATCACCACGCGCGTTCGGCCATTGCTATCGCCCACGGACTGACGGAGAACGCGCCGGACTCGGACACATGCCCCGCCTGTGATGGTCGGGGGGAAGTCGGCGACGGTCGAACGGTCATCAGATGCGAAGAATGTGACGGGACAGGAAAGAAACAGACCGGGGATTTCATCGAAATCGAATTCCAGCCGGTGATCGAAGCGGAAACTGTCGAACCCCCTGGCGAACCAGAACCCCTGATCGAACTACCCCCATCGCCCCCTGTCGTGGTGGAATGGTCCACGGAAGAAGCCCCCACAGCTGGGCCACGTCTTCCGCGTGTGCTGATGTTGACGTCTGACGCGTGTTCGCCCTGCCGGCGTGTGAAGGCGGAATCCGGGGATCTGATCGGGGACGCGTCGGCGGCCATAGAAGCCGTGGATGTTCTCGAGAACTCGAGCTATCCCAGCGGATACGGCATCCGGGCGGCCCCATCTATTCCCACGTTTGTTGTGTTGAATGAAGACGGGGGGGAAGTCTCGAGGCTAACGGGGTATCAATCCCGGGGAACTCTCGAGTGGCTTCTGCAACGCCACCAGGTCAATCAGGCGATCACGACATCCGAACCGGGCGTGACGGCCACGATTCACGCGGAACCCACCGTAGCGGCCGGGCTGGAAGCGCTGGCGTTGCATCTGGGACGACAGGAAGACGCGGCGGCCGTCCCTGTGGGCGGTCTATTCGATCGTGACGTGAAGACGCCCGTGATCGTCCCGGAACTACTACGGCAATTGATGGCCGGGGACGTGGTGAACATCGAAGACGCGGGGATCCAGATATCGTGGATCGGGGATCGGCGATCGATCGTCCTGGAAGACACAGAACACGTCGTTTTCAAGCCCCCCGCTACTGTCAAACTGACGAAGTGGGGCCTGACAGTCGGAACCGCCCTGAATGGTGTGGGAGTAACGGACAACGGACGAACGGTTCGGTTCAATCTGACCGGCCCCGACTTCACTGTGAGATTCGTACCATGAAACACGCGATCACATCCCGCGAAGCTGAGGACGTCATCTGTTCGGACCCGGTTTTGATGCGCCGAGTCAGTGACGCGATCCGATCAACGGACACGCCAGCGATTCACCGGGACACGGCGCGGCGGTGTGTGGCCCATCTGACAGCGTCGGGCTGGCTTCCAACACTCCGTCCGTTCGGCGGTGACGAAGCGGGGTGGGTGTCCCTGGACGAACTGGTCGAACTGGAAGCGCGTTCAGCGTTTCGGAATTGCGAGAAGGAAGGCCTGATCCCCAGCGGGTTTCTGGCCCCGCTGTTGTACTGGGGGTTACGCCAGGCAGTGTGGGCGGTGCTGGTGTGGGTGATTCGGTCACAACTCACGGAAGAACAGAAACCATGAATCAGAGTTCAGGGATGAATCCCATTATTCAATTCGGCGATCGGTACGGGCCCTACGCGTTCGGCGTGATGGCGTTGTTGCTGATCTGGTTCGTGATCGTCAGGCCGGAACTGGCCAGATCGAAAACGGACTACGAAGAATTCAACCGTGGCGCTCAGGTGTTGCGTGACACATCGCAGACGATGCGAATCACGGCCGACGTGATGGAACGAACATCGATTCGGCTGGAACGCATGGCCGAACAGGAACGGCGGGTGGCGTCAGGGGTTGGGGATTGATGAAGAACACGCTTCACACTTTAGTAGCCGGAACCGGCCTGGTCGTATGTATCGGGTGGTTGGCAGGAGTGGATTCGCTGACGCGCGTGATCCCCGGGGCCGTCACGATGAAGTTCGTAACGGCTATGTCATTCATTCTGGCGGGGATCGGTGGGCTCGGACATCGACAGGAAACAACGGGCCAGATGATCTATCGCCACGGAATGGCCATGGTTCTGTTCTGTCTACAGGTGGCAATTCTGTTGATAGGCCCGCCTGTGTTATTCGAAAACGAACAAGCGATCCATTCAGCGAAGCCGGGGGAACCGTCCATGATGACCGTGGTAGGTTTCATGTTGTGTTCGTTCGTGATGTGGGCGATGCCAAACGCCAGCGTCTCGCGAATCGGTCTAGGCCTGATCTTCATCGGGGCGGTCGCCGTGGTGGGCCACGTCACTTCCTGGCATTCATTGCAGTGGTACATCCCGGGGGAGTCGTCGGCGATGGCAATACACACGGCCATCGGGTTCGTGTGTCTGGGGGTCAGTTATCGGCGAGCGGCCAGACAATACATCAGTTGTGAGAGGATCAACCCGCAATGGGATTCATAGCGACACACATGGTGGACATTTCAGATGGAAGTCTGAAGACAGCGGCCCAGCTGCAAACAGGGGCCGATGGCGATTCAGCCTACGATATCGCAGTGGCGGAAGGGTTCGTGGGTGACGAAGCGGCGTGGCTGGCTTCGTTGGTCGGTGCCGACGGTGCCGACGGAAGTGATGGGGCCGATGGCGCGGATGGGCTGGACGGGGCGGCCACATGGACGATCAGTAGCGTCACCACAGGTGCGGCGGGAAGTTCCGTGATCATCACGAACGTCGGAACGTCATCGAACGTCGATCTGGAAATCACGATCCCGCGTGGATCGGACGGAAATTCGGCCTATGAACTGGCGGTCGCGGCGGGATTCTCCGGGACGGAAGAAGAATGGCTGGACAGCCTGGCGGGCGTTGATGGCACGAACGGAACGAATGGGGATTCCGCCTATGAAATTGCTGTCGATCAGGGCTTCGTGGGGACCGTCACGGACTGGCTGGATTCGCTGGAAGGGGCGGACGGCGCTGATGGTGCCGACGGCGCTGATGGCAATACTGTACTGAGCGGGATCGTGGCCCCAGACAATGGGGACGGTGTGGATGGGGACTTCTACATCGACGCCGTGGCGAACAACGTCTACGGACCAAAAGCCACGGGAGCATGGCCAGCGGCCACATCGATGATCGGGCCGACTGGCCCAACAGGTGCGGATGGTGCCGACGGTGCTGACGGTGCCACAGTGTTGAGCGGTTCTGGTGCCCCGAGCGGCGGAACAGGTGCGGATGGGGACTTCTACATCGACACGGCGGCCAGCGACATCTACGGCCCGAAGACAGGCGGCGCGTGGGGCTCGGCGACGTCACTGGTGGGCGCGGCTGGTGTCTCCAATCTGATGTATACGGCCACGGATGGGGCCACGGTCACGTTCGATCTTAGCAATTCGAACTTCCAGACGGTCACAATGGGCGGGAACAGAACACTGGCCCTGTCGAACGTGACGGTAGGACAGCGGTTCGTTCTTCGTTTGGTTCAGGATGGGACAGGATCCCGGGTTCCGACATGGTTCAGCGGAATCAGTTGGAGCGGCGGCGGAACTGTTCCCACGCTGACGACAGACGCGGGGGCGGTGGACGTGTTCGGCTTCATCTGTACTTCTTCAGGCGTGTACGAAGGATTCATCATCGGGCAGGACGGATAGGATGTGGCACAACGCGAAAACAGGACAGGCGAACGCGGACTTCCAGCAGTTGCTGACAGAATGCGAAGATTACGCGCCCCATGTCTCCCGTGTGATGGTGAATCTACAGCGGGACGATGTGGCAATGTGGTACTGGTCCGGGCGTGGGTTCCGTCTGGCGTTGGCCTACAGGATCACTCCAGGGGATTGTCTGATTCTGGTCGGTGTCCCGTCCCCGGAAGGAACGCCCCGTCAGTGGTGTTCCACGATGATCAGGAAACTACGGAAGGAACTGGACGCGCTGGGAATCACAGACTGGCGAGCGTATCAACAGGACAGTTACGAATCGGAACACATGGCCGAGTTCGCGGATGGAATAGACCGTTTCTGTCACGAAGTGGAAGGGGATCAGACACGCCACAATCGGCGCGAACTGAACTTCAAACGACGCGCGGAAAAGATGGGGCTGGATGAACTCTACGAAGGGCCGGGGAAAAACCGCCCACCACGAAAGAAGAAGCCGAAGAAGGGGGGTAGGTGATGCCGACGACAGCCTATCTGTACCCGGACGCAAACGGGGCCACGAACGACTGGAGCTATGGATCCTATACGAACGTCGATGGCCAGGTGCTTCAACCGTCCACGCCCACAACCACGCCCACGAACAGCGAAAGAATCTACGCTGGCGCGGGCGGTTCCCTGGTCAACACGATCGAATTCGATTCGATTCCGGGGGGCACAGACGAACGAATCACGAACCTGAAGTTGTGGTACTACGTGGCGGCTGAAGGGAATCAGACGACGACACTGGAACTGTCGACGAACAGCGGCCAGGTGATGACGCCCAACAGTGTCACTGGAAGCGGTATCGGGTGGTATTCGCAGGAATTCGACGATGTGGGCATCCCGAAAGACGGCGGCAACTTTAGTGACTACCTGCTGACGCTGACGGGACCGGCTACGATCGGCAAGGCGGACAGTGAAGACGAGTATGCCGAAATCTACATCGAATACACCTATGACGATGTGTCAGCTGAGGATGAATGTTACACGGCGGCCGGAACAGACCTGGCACGGGAAACAGACGGGGGGACCGTCACGCGCGATCCGGGCGGAACTTCGAACATCGACGACGAAGACGAATGGATCGCGGCATGGTTCCAGGTGGTCTATTTGGAGCAGGGCGAAACCGTCACATCGGCCAGGCTGATGTTCACGCCTGGAAGTGACGCAGTGGGGGACTGTTTGATCAAGTGTGACGACGCCGACGCACCAGCGGCACTGGTGGAAACCACAAACAATGTGAGCGGCCGAACCCTGACGACAGCCAGCGTGACGATAGGCGATCGGGCCGGGGGCGTTCCGACACTTGTGGACGTGACGTCACTGGTTCAGGAAGTCGTGAACCGCGCAGGATGGACGACAGGGAATTCACTGGTGTTCGTTCTGGAAGGCCAGGAACACAATTCAGAAGACTTCCAGGTGAACATGGACGAAGACTTCACGCTGTGCCTGGACCATCCCCTGTCGATCCCGGATGGCGGCGGGAATCCAAACGATGGGACCGATCAAAACACAGCGTTCCTGTTCTTCTTAGAATAAAGGCGACAACAATGGCCGACACAGAAATCAGATTCCCGGGGATGCCTACGGGACTCACAGCCACGGTTCGTGTGCGAAACGCGGACACGCTGGCGATACTGGAAACCGTTACACTGTCAGAATCCGGGAACTATTACACCGGGGACGTGACAGGCGCCCACGCGGGCCAGTTCGTGTTCGAGACGCTGATCAGTGGAACCGTGGTCGGGGCATCAATCCGGACGATCGCCGACGACGCTGGCCCGTACATCATTCACGACGCGATGGAAATGGAAGACAGCCACGCGGCCATTAAGGACCGAACAGACCGGATCGGATCTGTCACGTTCCTTCTGTCGGGCGGTGCTGTGGCGTCGGATGGTTCCATGGTGATCAAAGCGGGGGACCGCCACGTCTTCACGATCACTTCGGACACGGAAGATGTCGTCCCGGATCTGACGGGGAACACCATCCGGTTCGGGATCAAAGGAAACAGCGGGGACCAGTTACTGTCGAAGACCACAGATATCAGTATCGAAGAAGCGACGGGGTTCCAGTCGGTGGAAGTCACTATCCTTCCGGCCGAATCGATTCTTCTTCCACAGGGTGCCTGGCATTTCGACGTTCAGGCGGAATACAGCGCGACGGACGTTAGAACCTTCGTCACGGGATCAGTGACAGTCAAATCGGACTATTCAGGGACGGCGGCATAATGAGCAACGGAACGAACGAAAACGAGAAGGCCGGGCGGCTGTCAGCGAAAGCGCGGCCATTCCTGAAGGCCTACACGCAGTGTCTAAACAAGACCGTGGCGGCCGAAGTGACAGGGATTTCGCGAACACTCCACTACACCTGGCTGAAAAACCCGGCTTATGTGGAACTGTTCGAACAGGCCCACGCGGAAGGCGTCGAACTGATCGAAGCCGAAGTTCGGAAACGCGCGGTGATCGGCGAACCGAAAAAACGATTCACGTCCACGGGGGAACCATTGCTGGACCCGGAAACCGGGGAACAGGTGGTCGAATACATCAAGTCCGATCGTCTTCTGGAACGCTATCTGGAACGGCATTCGCCTGAATGGTGTGGCGCGACACACGTTCAGAATACAGTGGTCACACAGAACGGATCGACAACGGCGGAAGTGCTGCAATCGATGCAACAGGATCCCGACTATCTGGAATTTCTGCGCCAGAAGGCCATGAAAACGATCGAAGGCCCAGCAGTGGAGACACCAGCGGAATGATGGTGGCGGACCTAACACGAATCGCAACGCCCGCGCTGATGGCCATGGCTATCAGTGACGGACAGTGGATTCCTGCGCCCCACCTGATGGCGATAGACCGCGAAGTGACACGCGCCCTGGCGGGGTTCGGCCCGCGAATTATTGTGATCGAAGCGCCCCCACGACACGGGAAGTCGGAATACATATCGAAATACCTTCCGGCGTGGCAGGCGGCCACGCGTCCGAATCACAGAACGATACTGACGAGTTACGAAACGAAGTTCGCCAGATCGTGGGGACAGAAGGCCCGGAATCTGGTTCAGGAACACAGTGACATTTTGGGCGTTCAGGTGGACAAGTGGCGGAAGGCGGCGGCGGACTGGGGCATAGCGGGGCACGACGGCGGCATGATCACAGCTGGTGCGGGCGGGGCCTTGACGGGCTACGGGGCGAACCTGTTGATTCTGGACGACACGATCAAGAACGCCGAACAGGCGCTATCGCCCACGATCCGGGAAGGGCTGTGGGACTGGATGCAAACAACGGCCCTGACGCGTGTGGAACCGGGCGGCCTGACGATCCTGATGCAAACGCGCTGGCATAATGACGACCTAAGCGGAAAGACGCTGGCGGCGGCGGCTTCCGGAGAAGGCCCCCCAGTGAATCGAATACGCCTTCCGGCGATCGCCGAAGCCGATGATTGGCTCGGACGCGCGGAAGGGGAAGCGCTGTGGCCCGCGCGGTTCCCGCTGGATGTTCTGGAACAGAAGCGGCGGGCGATGGACGCCTATTGGTGGGAAGCCCTGTATCAACAGGCCCCCGGGCGGCATGGATCGACGGAATGGCCCGATGACTACTGGGGCGAACACTTGTGGGCGGATGACTTCCCCACGGAATTCGATTTCGGCGCGATCGGCGTGGACCCATCGAAGGGGAAAGACGGACGGCGGGGGGATTATTCGGCCATTGTGTTCGTCGGGGTGAAAGATGGGAAGTTGTGGGTGGATTCGTCTATCGATCGACGCCCCACGGAACGGATCGTGGAAGACGGCATCGATCACGCGTTGAAGTATCGCCATCATCTCCACGCGTTCGGCATCGAAACGAATCAGTTTCAGGAATTGCTGGTCGGGGAATACGAACGACAGATCGAAGAACGTGACCTGATGCCGTTGCCGATTCACACGATCGACAATCGGATCAATAAGAAACTGAGAATCGGGCGGCTGGGCCCATACTTCGCGCGGCGAAAAGTCCGACTTCGGGACACACACCACAATCGGCTTCTGATCGATCAGTGTCGGTCATTTTCGATGAAAGAAATCAGCGGAGTACATGACGACGGGCCGGACGCGATGGAAATGGCGATCCGGATTCTGATCGAACTACAGGGCGGCGAAATTCGAGACGATGGAATGGGTTCTTCTTTGGTGGAAATGGCATGATGCAAGCAACGAACGAAATCGAACAACTGGTAGCGGCGACACATGCCGTGGCGAATCAACTCGGTTCCTTTCTGGAAGGCGTAACCACAGCCGATCCGATGGAGCCCTTCCTGGGCCCTGACGGCCAGATCTGGGAACCCGTGGGATCCGGTGACGGCGGCGGTTCGCTGAATCTACTGGAAAGTTCCACGCCCTACATCGACGAAACCGGACTCACACAGATTCGGCGGGTGTGTCGGCATTTCGCGAAAGAAAACCCGTTCGCGATCAACGGACACGAAAACCGAATCAGTTACATCATCGGAACCGGCCACACCTACACGGTGGTTGATCGCGAAGAAGGCAGCGCGTCGAAAGAACAGCGCCAGAAAGTCCAGTCCGTTCTGGATGACTTCAAGGAAGCCAATAAGTGGCCCAGCCGACAACAGGAAACCGTCCTGCGCGAAGATCGCGACGGGGAAGCCTTTCTTCGATTCTTCGAAGGGGAAGAAGGTGTCCTGTTGGTGCGGTACGTGGAACCGAGCGCGATCGCCACGCCGAAGAAGTATCAGCGGGCGAATCTGGGCCACTATTCGTTCGGCATCGAAACCGACCCGGGCGATCACGAGACAATTCTGGCCTACTTCGTGAACGGGGAATCGATCGACGCGGGGGAAATTCAACACAGGAAGCGGGGGACGTCTGAAGCGAAACGCGGAACCCCGATCTTCTGGGCGGTGCGCCACAATCTCAGTCGAGCCCTGAAGATTCTACGGAACGGTTCCACGGTGACGGAGATTCAGACGGCGATCGGGATGGTTCGGAAGTTCCTGAAGACGTCCGGGGCCACGGTTCAGGCATGGCAGGCCAAACAGTCGAAAGACGCCACCACGAAACCAGACGACGGCGACAAGACGCCCCTATATCAGCAGTTCGTCCCCGGGGCGATTGTGAACGCGTCCGGAAATATCGACTACGAATTCCCTGCCATGGGGATTGATCCAGCGAAGTATGTGGCATCCCTTCAGGCGGAACTTCGGACCATCGCGGCGCGTCTGGTGATGTCTGAATCGATGTTCAGCGCGAAGACGGACGACACCAGCCGAGCGGCGGCGGAAGTGGCGGAAGGCCCGGTGTGTCGGAACTTCGAACGATTGCAGGCCCACGAAGTCGACCATGACCGTGAAGTCATCGATCGGGTTCTGGACTATGCGAAGGAATCCGGGCGGATTACAGAAGAAGACATCGCGGCCACGCGTGTTGACATTCAGGGGCCGGACCTGAAATCGAAAGACGGAAAACAGTTGGCAGAGCAACACGCGATCGATATTCAATCCGGAAAACTGTCGATACAGACGGCATCAGCCGAAAGCGGGTACGACTACGAACGCGAACAAAGCAACATCGACGCCCACGATGATCGTGGCGGCGTGGTTCCGGGCGTGTTGCCTACAGACTTCCTGTCAGATGATGGGCAGGACGGGGACGACGAAGAGACCGATGATAGCGAAGCCGAAGAATGATCAATCGACGACTGGCCACGCGGTTCACTCACCTACAGATCGAACGCGTTCTTCGTGTGGAAACGATCGCGGAACTGATGTCCGCCCAGGTGGGACGCACGATTCGACAGGTGATGGGGAAACGAAATCCCCAGGGCATCTCGGACGAACTGGCTCAACTGCCGAACCGGCTGTCCCGGATCGCGGACACGGCCTTCGTGCGGTTGGCCCGTTGGTCCCATCGTGCAACCGTGTCTGTGCTGGTGGGGACACTTCCGCGCAAGTGGTTCCGAGCGGTGAACCCGGCCACGGTACTTGTCGGGGAAGACGTGGGCGATGGGGACAATACATTCCTGATCGGTGACGGAACCGGACCGATCGTGGGGAAACGCCTGGACGATGAAGAATGGGAAGCGTGGGTTCAGGAACACGTCTGGCCCCCGCCATCCGAAGAACGCGTCAGGGAGATCGTCCGACGTCCTACCATGGGCCAGACATGGGAACAACGCATCGAAAAACTGTCTCGGCTGATCGAACCGGAAATCACGGCCATGAAACTGACCGACGCCTTCAGCGAAGGCCAGAACGTCGACCAGATCGCGCGGGAGATCCTGCCACACATCGACGGGAACATCCGCGCATCGGCCAAACGGATCGCGCGAACAGAAGGGCTCAGGATCGCCAACACGATGCAACGGGAAATGTACGAAGACCTGGGGGATTTGATGGTCGGAACACAGATTCTGGCCACGCTGGACGAACACACGCGGCCCCATCATGCGATTCGGAATGGGCGGATTCACTACAACGATCGAAGACGACAGCCGAACGTGGATACGCTCCCCGTGTTGCCAGATGAACCCAATTGCAGGTGCTTTGATGTCCCCGTAATGAAGATGCCGGACGAAGTGAAAAACGATCCGAAACTGGCGGCGGAATTCCAGAACGCGGACGGGGACGCCATCCCGGATCCTACCGTCTACAATGAATGGTTTTCGAAGGCGGACGAATCGCGGCGAATGCTGGCCGTGGGGAAACGCCGGTACAACGAAGTGAAGAAGAAACTGGGAAGGGAACCGGACTGGCTGGACTTCGTGGATCCGGAAGGACGGCTGGTTCCTACGGAACGACTAAAGAACGAAACAGCGGAAAAACGGAACGCCCGACGTCAGGAAGTCCAGTTCGTGATCGACGAACGGCGCCAGATGATCGCCGATATTCGGGCCAGCGGGTTCGAGCTACCACGGCCGAAGCGGAAGCGACGGAAGAAGAAGCCCCCGGAGATTGTCCAACCTGTCCAGCCGGTGAAGCCGAAGAAAAACACGCCAGACGCGAATGGCGGCCCGGATTCTGTCCAGCCGAAAGAAGACCGAAAGGCCATTCTTCAGCGCATCGCGGCCCGTCCCCTGAAGGACCGACTGAAGAAACGGCGTACCGTGAAGAAGCCACAGGACGAACTGGCGATATCGAAGGACCGGGTGGATCTGGTCCAGAAGAAGATGAAGGAACAGGCCGGACGGGCGGAACAGATCCGGAAGGCGTTTCTGGACGCGGTCCCCGATGACAAACTGGACCGGGACGACTTCAGAAAACGCCAGGAAGAACTACGAAAAGAGCGGCGGAAAATCCCACCGAATCACGAACGCCTGAAAGAACTACGATCCTCGTTCCGGGAAGACGCCATCGTGTTCACAGACCAGACGAACGAAGAACGGAAGGCGCTGATAGAAGCGATTCGGCCGGACCATCGCGTCCAGTTCGAATGGAAGGGGCGACAGGCAACAATCGGAAAACACGGCGGACGGGCGGCGGACTTCCTGGCGGAGATCACGTCACTGGAACACGCAGCAAATCCCCACCATGGAACAACGGCGGGCGGCTATCATGTCAAAGCGCGGAAGTCGGGGAAGAACCGCAGCTGGCATCGAAGCGGGGAAGGCGTATTCATGCGGGAGTATGCCCCAGCCACAACGTGGGTTCACGAAGCGGCCCACAGTATCGAAGAACTGGACGAAGTCCACGAGTTATGCAAGGGCTTTCTGTTGCATCGGGTAGGGGACGAAGCCCCGGTGTTGATGCGACACGTTGTTCCTTCCGCGAATTACGACGCGTGGGAAACCGGGCGGAAAGATGACTTCCTGAAGACCTACCTGGACACAGGGCTTCGCGATCACGAAGACGCGGCGAACAGCGCCTACTATGCCGGGAAACACTACAACGGATCCACGGAGATCCTGTCGATGGGGGCGGAACTGTTGTACGAAGACCCGGCTGGATTCGCCCGAAGTGATCCGGAGTGGTTCGATTTCACAGTAGGGGTTCTGACGGGGGGGCTGTTGTGATTCTATTGAAAGCCACGCGACCCGGATTCGAAGCGGTGTTGAATGACGACATGACATGGGTTCGGCAGTTCGGCCCGAAGAAAGACCTGGCGGACCTGACCGAAGCCATGACGTTCACAGATTCCCCGTTCGGGTACATGCCGTTATGGGTGGGACTGAATCGACTGGCCGAACAGATCCAGTCTGTGGCGGACTTCGATGTGGAAATGGTCTACGCCCCAAAACAGGACGAAGACCCCGACGAAGCCCCCGGGCGTGTGTACTGACACGGATTCGACAGTAATAACACTAAAAACACACAGGCGTCGAAAAACAGCGGCGGTGAAACAGTGAACGGGGCGGAAACGATCAGGAAGGAACCCCACGGGCGGGGAACGTGGCGGGGCCGGAACCTATTCAATGCGGCGGCGGCTGTTGTGCTGTTGACGGTCTGAATTGTATTCGCAACATCGAAGCAATTCTGAACCAGACGGCATGGGACCAATGGTAAAAACGACGCCCAAGCAAATCAGCGAAACGATCGTCGAATCCCTGGCGGATACATCCTGTCAGGTGGATTCCGAATCGTTCGTGATCCGGGGCGTGAAGCTGATCGGGTTCGAATCACGGAACGGGCGCAGCTATCCGCCTTCCACGCTGAAGGCGGCTGTTCAGCACTACGAAAATACACCAGTCAATCTGGACCATCCCGCGAAGCCTACGGATTCCCGATCGGTTCGGGACCGAATCGGCGTCATTCGTTCCGCCAGGTTCATCGAAGGCCGGGGCGTGTTCGGGGACTTTCATTTCAACCCGAAACACGAAGCGGCGGAACAGATCGTCTGGGACGCCACGAACAATCCATCCATCGTCGGGTTCAGTCACAACGCCAGCTTGCACATCGCCCGAAAGGGCGGGAAGTCCGTTGTGGAATCCATCGCGGGTGTTCGTTCGATGGATCTGGTGGCAGATCCGGCCACGACGTCAGGCTTTTTTGAATCAGTCACGGACGACGCGTCCGCCACGGAAGGCGTTTCTGATGACATCACAGATTCCGATTCTTTCACTGAAGGTGAAACCGTGAAACTAGAAGAACTCACACTGGAACAGATCGTGGAAGGCCGGGACGACGTGAAGGCGTTGGTGGTCAAGTCGGAACAACTGGAAGCCATTACGGCGGAACGTGACCAGCTGAAAGCGGAGAAGCGACAGCTGGAATTCGCGGCGGCCGTGGAATCAGAATTGGCAGCGTCCAAACTGACAGCCGAACAGGTGTCAGACGCCTTCCGAAAGACACTTCTGGCCACGGAATCGGCCGATGATCGGGAAGCCCTGATCGCCGATCGGGAATCCTGTTTCGAAGGACAGACCACGCCACCACCAAAGAAGAAACCAGCAACCACACCAGTCACGGAAGGCCAGGGCGAACCCCTGACGGCTCAGGATCTGGTGCGGGCGCTTCGAAGTCGATAAGCAACTAACGCAGCGTGGGGAAGTAGTATCCCGTCGGGTTCATATCCCGAAGATCATCGGTGCAATTCCGGTCGCTGCCATTTTCCAATTCAAATTGGAAACCGAACCTACCTCCTACCCTAAACGGGAACCGAAC